CATAATGGACTTTTTTAAGAAACAGGTTATTTGGAGAAGTGCTGAAAAGTGTATTAAAACTACTGTGGAGCAATTGCAGATAGACCCTCAAAAGGGTGTCATAGATTTAATATCTAAGCTAACTGATGTTACATTTGATTTTGACGCTGACATTACTATCTATGACGATGGTAGCGTAAGGCGTTTAGATGAGTATGAAGAGGATAGGCGTAGGTATTTAGAAAATGGAGGGATAGTTGGTATACCCACTCCCTTTAAAACCCTTCAAAATTTAGGTAGTGGTTGGAAGCCGGGCGAATTGATTGGGATTTTTGCACGATCTGGTGTAGGTAAATCCTGGTTGTGTACGGAGTTTGCGGCAATTGCCGCGTTATCAGGAACGCGTACGTTATTTATTAGCCCAGAAATGACTGTAAAGCAATTAAGTTTACGTTTAGATACAATTATTGGGCATAAATTAGGCTACTCTTTCTCACACGCAGACTTGGCTAATTTGAAGCCTATTGATAATAAAGATGAATATGTAAAATTTTTGCAGGAGAACAATGCACGAACCCAGGCTATTTGCCATAGTACGATGGGGGAGAATGGGCTTACTATTCAATCCATTAAAAACTTAATCAGAAGATACCACCCACAATTTGTTATTATTGACGGTATCTACCTCATTGGTAGCGACACAGCTAATGCTAGCCAGCATACGTGGGAGAGGTCTAACGATTTAACCACAGCTTTTAAAAATATAGCCGTACAACAAAATGTTGCAGTATGCGTATCAACCCAAGCTAATAGGGAAAATCCCGATGAATACATACCCCCAGCTGCTAATACAGTAGCATTTGGTGACGGCTTGTTGAAGGCGGCGGATTATTTATTCTCTATGTCCAAAACATTAGACAGTAATGGTGATTACGACGAACGTTTACGTAAAGTAAAGTGCTTAAAAGTACGTGACGGGGCGATATTACCAGGGAACATTATCTTTAAATGGGACGTAAACAGCGGGGATATTGAAGAGTTAGAGAATTATGAACTTAAATCAAATTATTAATGAGGGAGTCGATTGGGTTAAAGTGCTATTAGCAACTAACCTAGACATCCCAATAGACAGAGATGAATTTAGCATACCATGCCCCTTGCATTTAGACACACATGCTTCGTGCTCTATAAATACTAAAAAAGGATTGTGGATTTGTTTCGCGGGCTGTGGGCAAGGATCGTTAGTGAGCTTCCTGCAACAAATGTTAAATTTTGATGCTGTAGAATTACGGAAATTTTTAGACGTAAATTCAATGACTATTTCCACTAACTCACCGGAAGTCATAAACGTAAGCAAAAATGAAGCAACAGCTTTACCACCATCTTTTATTGAAAACCGTTACCCAGACTGGATTTACGAACGAGGTTTCACAAAAGATTTTTTACAAACTTGGGGGTGCGGTACAAATGTCTATGATGATTTGATAATACCTATACGAGAAAAAGATTCGACGGTAGTTGGGTATGTGAGTAGGAGACAAAACACGGACCCTAAGTACATGTATAGTCAAGGTCTTAAAAAATCGCAATTATTATTTGGTTCTGATAAAATAAAACCATCAGATTTTATTTGTATAACTGAGGGCTCATTAGACACTATGTGGCTACAACAAAATGGATATCAATCCATAGCCTTATTAGGGATACACTTATCAGCCAAACAGTATGATTTATTAAAATCTTTTCCAACCAACGAGTTTGTGTTGTGTTTAGATAATGATAAAGCTGGGGATATAGGGCGTGAAAAAGCATTAGGGAGGTTAAAAAGAATAGCAAGAACGTCGTACATTACAATCCCGACACCACATAAAGATGTACAAGATATAAGAAATACTGAAGATCTTGAGACACTATTATCCAATAGAAGCTATTGGTAAACTAAAAAATTAAACTGGAGAAACAAAAATGAGTGGAATACGAAAGATACAACAATTAAGAAGCAATTTACAAAGACCTCAAACTACGCAGACTTCTACGCCAAGTCAAGAAATTTATTTAAAAGATGGGGACCAGGCATTTTTACAAGCCGCGGCAACTGGCGAGGATAATGATAAATATTTTGATCAAGTTCAGATGTATACGTGGGATCGTGAAGGCGGTGGCCTTAACAACCTACTATTTCATGACACGGTAGATGATAGTATAGTCCCTGCCGATCAGTCACCAACTGCGAAATTCGCATTTTGGGCGTATATTTTTGAGGTATACCATGCTACGTTGACAGAACGCGGTAGAGAAGCTGGTTGGGAGCGCATTGAAGACCCGTCAGGTAAGCAAATTTATAAAGAAAAAGTAGATGCTTTTAAAATTATTCACCTGTCATATGGAAGAAATAACTATGTCTTTAATCAGTTAACCGACATTTACAATGATTGGGGCATTTTAAATAAAGGCGTTATGCGAATCAAACGTACGGGTGCGGGCATGACAGATACTTCATATACAATCGCACCTACTACTAGAGAGTTAAAGGCTCCAGAAGTGGGCGATACATTACCTTCTATAGAGGAATATTTTCTGGAGAGGTATGGTGAGTTATGGACACCTAATGCCGAAGCTACTGCAGCCCCTACAGCTACAGCACCATCAGCCGCCGATATTAATGAGTTGTTTTAAAGATGTTAATTGATACTGAATCAAAATATAACGATGTTATAGAAGATTTAATTAAGTATCAGGCATGGGCAGTTGACGTAGAAACCAACGGCACAGATCCGTATGCCGGTGACCACCTCTGTGGCGTTGGTGTCGGCGTGAGTAAAGATGCGGGAAATACTATTGATACACATTATTTCCCGTTCAGGCATCAGACAGGTGAGAATTTACCTATGTATTTACTTGACGATCTTGTAACTTCTATGAGCTGTAGAACCGAATTGTTGGGCTATAACTTTAAATTTGACATGCGGTTTTTAGAAAACGAAGGCTTGGACATTGAGCAAAAAGCTCTAAAAGATGTTATGTTATTAGTAAGAATGACGGCTAGTACCACTATACGTGAGCTAGCCCTTACTAAGACTATTATACGACTTTATGGGGAACAGGCTGGTCAATATGACATTGATACAAAAAAAGCACTACAAAAAAATAAGTGGAATAAAGATTATTCATTAGCTAGTGCGGAAATTTTAGGTCCGTATTGTGAGAAAGATGTGTTTTGGACATACAAACTTTATTTTGACTGCTTAGAAAAAATAAAGGCAAGTGGGCAACAAGATATTTTAGACATGCAGTATGAGCTTACTAAAGTATTGTACGAAATGGAACGAACTGGGATAAGTATTGATGCACAGTATGTCGAAAGTTCCATAGAAAAGATTAAAAATAGACAGCAAGAAGTAGCGCAACAAATTTACAAACTTGCTGGTCGTGAGTTTAACATACGCAGTACGCAAGAAATTGGGGAAGTGTTCCATAGTTTAAACATTTACTCACAGTTAAAAACTGCTACTGAAAAAGAGTCGTGGTCTGCTGCGGCGTTAGCACAAATTGACCATGTGTTAGCGGGGCTAATACGACAATATAGAGCTTTACATAAGTTAGTTTCTACCTATTTAGAGCCTTACATAGAAAAAGACACCTTACATACATCTTTCTGTAATTGGGGAGCCGTAACTGGTAGATTAAGTAGTAGAAGCCCTAACCTACAGAATATTCCAAGAAATCATTTTAGGCTTAGAGACGTAGACCTTACAGACGATGAATTAGAAGTAGTTAAGGGTAGAGTAGAATCTAGCATTGCTACTAAAGGCGTTATATCTGACACAGTTTTAAGTGATGAGGTATTGAATACTTGGGGATTTATGGGCGATGAATCATATGACGAAGAAGACTCAACGCAAGTAGCTATCAGGCGGTTGTTTATAGCTCGCCCAGGATATAAATTAGTAAGCTTTGACTATTCTCAAATGGAAGTACGGGTTTTTCTAAGTTATTTACGTAATGACGCGATGAATAAACTATTACATAGAACTGACGTAGATTTTCATGGAGAAGCGGCTAAGATAGCGTTTGACATTACGGAAGATGACCCAGAGTTTAAATATTATCGGCAAATGGCTAAAGGAATTACCTTTGGTATTATATACGGCATCGGAGCAGAAAAGCTTGCCCAACAATTACAAACCACAAAACGTGAGGCATCATTGTATAAGAAGCGATATTTAGATAGCATTGAAGGATCGCGAGAATTTATTAAAGGAGTAGAGTCTACTGTTGAGTCTAGAGGTTGGGTCAAAAATAGATACGGTAGAGTGTATAAAGTACCTGCAGCAGATAGTTATAAGGGCGTTAATTACCTTGTTCAAGGCACTAGTGCTGACATTTTAAATGAGCGTCTAATAGCCATTCATGATTATTTAAAAAATACACAGAGTAGGTTATTGCTACAAGTACACGATGAAATTATTTGCGAAATTTATGAGGACGAGATAGACATGGTCGTACCAAACATAGTAACATTAATGCAATGGAATACTTTAGAGATACCATTATTTGTAGATAAAGAAGTTTGTACTACTTCTTGGGCTACAAAAATTGATTACGAAAAAGAGTACATGAAAGTACAAGAGAAAATAGAAGATTACATAGATTGGAGTTAAAAAATGGCAAAAATAGCAGTACATTTAGGATTTACGTTTAGGGTAGGACCGCTAGACACAAACCAATACGGTAGAGTAGACTTAACGGCTGACTCAATAGATGTGAGTCTCCCCCTTGAGCCTCAGTTAGAGGAAATTGGGGACGCTGTGGATAAAGTATGGGAGTACGTTCGCACAAAAGTTGATTCACAGATTGACGAAATGCTCGACTCCCCGGAGTAGAAGATTGTATGAAAGATAGCGCAGATAAAGTAATTGAACAATTATTAACCAAAAGCCCAAACTTCTTTCGTGGTAATGACAAAGCTTTTGCGTATGACCGCATTCCCTTTGGAATACCCGCTTTAGACAAGCTTACTGGAGGCGGTATACCCAAAAAGCGTATGACACTCCTCTACGGCCCTACAAACGTCGGTAAGAGCTATCTAGCGAGCCAGATATGCGCTAATGCCCAGCAACAAGGCGGCACGGCTGGGTGGGTAGACACAGAATTATCTTGGGACTCTGATTGGGTAGCAAAATGTGGCGTGGATGCTGAAAAAATTCTCGTTACCCAGCCAACTAACGGCGAAGAAGCGTTTGAACGTATACGGGAGATGATGATAGCTGGCGTAGATGTGATTGTTTTAGATAGCATAGCCGGTTTAGTACCAACGACTGTAGTTGAAGAAGAGTTTAGCTATAACCCATTGGCATGGCAAGCACGCTTTATCAATTCATCGTTACCTAAGCTATTACCGAATTTAAAGAACGGGTCAGCTTTTGTAGCCATCAACCAGGTGAGGTCTAGCTTGGGACCAGTTGCCATAGATAACATGCCCGGTGGCTTGGCTCAAACTTTCTTCGCGCATTTTCTCTTACAGGTTAGGCGTAGCGGTTGGATTGAAGAAAACAAGCAAAGAGTTGGGTTTGATATGGAAATTAGATTACGTAAAAGCAAAGTAGGTGGAGAAAATTGGCGTAATGCGATAGTTCCGTTTAGAGTTGCTGGAGGCATAGACGTACTTGAAAGCTTTATACGTGAAGCCCTAGATAAAGGCTTAATTACTAGAGCCGGTGCGTGGTATACATATAAAGATAGCAAAGCTATGGGATTAAATGGCTTAAAGCAAATATTCATGGATGCCCCTGAAAAAATTGATGAATTAAAGGCGGCTGTGTCTTGAACATTCATCCCACAGACTACACTAAGCAAGAAAACATTATAGCTGAATGTTTATCTGAGTTAGGGTTTAGATTCGAGCAACAAACGCATTTTGGTAATTATCAAGTGGATTTTTGGATTCCAGAATTATGCCTTGTGATTGAGGCTGACGGAGTGTACGGTCATTTTAAAAAACGGGACTTGATTAGAGATCGGTTTTTATTAGGTGAGCCTGAAATTGATAACGTTTTTCACATAAAAGTACAGACTAAAACAGAGATACAGGAGGAGCTATGGCGGGCATTGAGCAGATTGTCAGACGACGAAACGCAGTAATTGAGGCACAAGATAAATGGCTGTTAAAAAGCTTTGCCACTCATTTAAAAGAA